CTGGGCGTACTCGCGTTCGTTTTCTTGTAAGTAGTGAGCCTTTTAGCAAAGAAGACAAGTACACTGGCCCAGTTGAATAGTTGCATTTTTCTTATAAACCTGCTACTCTTAGAACAGGAAGAAGGGCGACTACAAGCCCTTAATATTTAATGAGTAATACAGATAAGTTAAACGCGCAGGTTGAGAATCTTAAGAAGCGAGGCGTAGCCCTTCCTAAGAATCCTGCTCGCGCTCAATTGGCTGCGGCCACTATGCATGAGATGGCCACTACCCCCGGCGGCCCGCTTAAGAGCGCCGTTGGTGATGCCGTTTATGGTCAATCACGCGGCAAAGTCGCCAAGACCGGAGTTTCGCAAACGGTGTCTGAGATTGAGCGTAATAATGAACTTATTCGCGCCATGGGAGATAGCCGACGCATTAGTAAGCGCGTAACGGCATCAGGTGGAGATAGTTATTCTGCTATTCCTCGTTTCTATGATCCGCTAGAGTTCTGGGACCTTAACGGCCTTCCTTGGAACATTGCTGATGAGGGTCATAGGCACAAGCTTCACAAGTGGCTTCGCCTTTATTATGCCACTCACTATCTAGTTCCTATTCTTATTGATATCTTTACCCGTTTCCCACTTGTTGGAATGGACCTTGATTGTAAGGATAAAAAACTTGAGCGTTTCTATGAAGATCTATTCCTTGATCAGCTTGATTACCCTGAGTTTCTTGTGTCTCTTGGGCGCGAGTATTGGACTGTGGGCGAGGCGTTTCCTCTTGGTTCGTTTGATGAAGATCTTGGCGTTTGGGAGCGCGAGGAGTTACTTAACCCAGAAGACGTAGTTATTGAGAACTTCCCGCTTCTTGGCTCACGCCAAATGAAGATTGTCCCACCGGACTATCTCAAAAAGCTTGCGCAAACTAAATCTCCTGCTAAGGAGTTCGCACAGCTTGAGATGAATTATCCTGAAATTATTCCCTACCTTCGTCGTAATGAACATATTCCAATTTCTGACGTTCTACTCAAGCAGGTTGCTAACACTCTTACTGATTGGGATGACCACGGTACCCCAATCCTACTTCGTGGCCTTCGTACTCTTATCCACGAAGAGAAGCTCCTTGCATCACAGGATGCTATTGCAGAGCGCCTTTATTCGCCACTTATCCTTGCTCGTCTGGGCATTATGGATCTTGGCGACGGTCAGGGTCCGTGGGTGCCCGGCCCAGAAGAGCTTGATGCCTTCCGTGATGACATGGACATTGCTCTTTCATCTGATTTCCGTCTTCTCGTTCACCACTTTGGTCTTGAGGTAGAAAATGTATTTGGTCGTGAGCAGATGCCACGCCTTGGTGATGACTTTGACCGCATTGAGCGTCGTATCATGCAGATCTTTGGTGTTAACCCATCATTGCTTTCTGCTGGTTCATCATCACAGCCTTATGCATCATCAGCACTACAGGCCGAGTTCCTTAACCAGATTCTTAGAACTTTCCAAGGTTATCTTAAGAAGCATTACATGGAGCGCGCTTATGTTGTTGCTGAAGCTCAGGAGCATTGGGAGTACGAGAAGCGAGGGCTTCACCGCGTTCCTGTCATGGAAGAGGTTGTTGAATATGACGAAGAGGGCAATAAGCACATCGTCACTAAGCACAAGCTTCTCATTCCTGATCTTGAGTTCCAGACCCTTGACCTTCGTGACGAGGCTACTCAGCGCCAGTTCTTCCAGAGCCTTCGCGCCATGGGCCTCCCAATTCCAGATCAAAAACTTATGATTGGCGTCAAGTACGATATTCGTGAGCTTGTTGATGAATATAACGAAGAGCTTATGTACAAGACTATTAATCAGCAGCAGGCCAAGGTTGAGACTTGGAAGGCTCTTGACAGAGCCAATCTACCTATTCCTCCCGATCTTGATGCCGAAGTTCGTTCAGTCATGGGTGGCGGTCAGCAAATGCCTCAGCCCGGTCCCGAAGGCGGCATGCCTCCCGGTGGTCCGGGTGGCGCAGGCGGTATGCCTCCGGGTGGTCCTCCCGGTGGCGGAGCCGGTGGTGGCATTGTGATGCCCGGTATGCCCGAAGGTCTTGGCCCCACGGGTGGTGGACCAGCAGGCGTTCCCGGTGGCGGACCTCCTCCAATGGCTGGTAATGATTCTGGCGTTGGTAATGGGTTTGCTCCCCCTGCGAGTTTTGAGCGTAGGCCCGGTATGCCCAAGCCTTCATCCGTTGCAAAAGAAGCTGCAAATGATTTGAATATTGATGATGAACCTGCTACACTTGCACCTACAAGGTCTAGAGTAGAGAACGAGAATGAAACCATTCACGCTCTACCTAAGGCGAAAAACAAGAAGAGTTACAGTTTTGTAACAGAGGAATTAGAGGATGAGTCAACAGAACAGTCCGCTGGATCCACACCAGAAGAAGATTGAGCAGTGGGTCTCTCAGGGCCTGAGTAATACTCAGATCGCCCGTCAAATTAAGGAAGAGCTAGGTATTGAGACTTCCGAGGCTAGTGTCCGCCGTGCCATTGGTCGTTGGCAGATTGATAAGCCTAATGCTGGTTTTGATCAGCCTTATTTCAAGGTCAGCCAAGACAGGGCCACAATCGTAACTAGTGTATATAACGATACACAAAAGCTTGAGGATCTTGTCCGTAGTTATGGCCTTGATCCTAGCGAGTGGCAGATTGAAAAGCCTACATTCACCATTCGTGAGACTGAGGATGGCGTAACACAGCAGGCTAGGATTTCGCTTGTTCGCATTGAGCCGTATGACGAGATTATTCCTGCCCGTGTTCCTAGCGATTACAAGAAGCCTCAGATCAAGAAGTCAAAGAAGCTCTTTAAGAAGGGTGAAGATAAGCCTGAGCTTGTTGTCTTTGTTGGCGACCAGCAGGCTCCTTTCCAAGATCAAGACCTTCATGAAAAGTTTTGTCAGTGGCTTGCTGATTACCAGCCTGATCGCGGTGTTCTAATCGGTGATACGATTGACCTCCCTACGATCAGCCGTCACTCCGATACACCTGAGCAGGACGAAAGTGTTCAGAAGTGTATTGATGTTGGTTATCAGCTTCTTCGTGATTATGTAGAAAGCAGTGAGTCTACTAATTGGGTTAAGCTTGAGGGTAATCATGATTATCGCCTTCGCAGGGCGGTCATTGATAATCTTAGGGATTTTTATGGTATTCGTCGCGGCAAGGGTCGCAATGAACTTCCCGGGAATCCCCTTCTTGATGTAGAGCATTTGCTACGTCTTGATGAGCTTGGTATTGAATTCCTTCGTCCCGATGGCGATTGGAAGCAGACTCAGTATCAGGTATCCCCTTATCTTGCTGCCCGTCATGGATGGGTTGCGCGTAAGGGTTCTGGCGCATCTGCGCTGGCGACACTGGAGCATCTTGGCTACAGTATTATTGTTGGTCATACTCATCGTCAGAGCCTAGTCTATAAGACTAAGCATGATATTGATGGTAAGCCTTCAACGATTACTGGAGTTGAGACAGGTTGTATGTGTCGCATTGAAGGGGGTCTAGGCTATGCTGTGGCTCCCGACTGGCTAAATGGTTTCGCAACTGCGCGAGTTTGGCCAGATGGTAAGTTTAAAATCGATCTAGCCACCTATGTAAACGGTGTGCTATACTACGGAGATACCCGTTATGAGTAAAGTAAATGAATTCATTAGTATTTTGGCGGTAGTCCTGCCTATGTCGCTGGGCATATTGAATATAGCTGAGGGGGATACGCTTGTAGGTCTTGGGTTTGCTAATTTTGCAGCCCTTGTGTCAATTGGTCAAATTCTTAATCAGAAGAAAGAAAAGTCTAATGAGTAGATGGAAGAAGTCCAAGAAGGAAGATTACACAAGGGCGCAGTCAGTTTGTGTCGTAGTGTATGATATGTCAGGCGCTCCAATTGCAGAGGCCGTAGCAAATGAAATTGCTGACGCGGTACTGCCAATTGCCCAGCGTGAAAAGTATGCCATCAGCCTCACAAAAGCATGAGTGCCGATCCTAAGCCGCTGGAGATCACCGTATCTTCATCAGTAGGCGGCAAAGTACAAATCATTAAATTCGAATACACTGAGGATTTTCATTTCTCGCAGTCTGAAAAGTGGTCCATCCCCGAGGATTGGGATGCAGAGCAAGTTGCTGCGTTTCGTAAGGAAAAGCAGGATGTGCTGGACGATGAATTACAGGCTTTGGCTCAGGTCCGAGTCGATCAGCTAATTGAACAAAAGTATGGAGATAACAATGAGTGATGTAGTTAATCAAACGCTTGGGTCGCTTGAGGCTCGCGTTAATAAGTTGACTGAGGATGTTAAGGCTCTTACTGAGCTTGTTGCTAAGATGCATGTTGATTTTTACATGCACATTAACGATATTCCTAAGCCAACGCTTTCAGATCCTGTTGATTACGACGATTCGCTAATCAAGTAAAATGAAAATCATCGGGATTCATGGTCCTTCGCGTAGCGGCAAAGACACTGTTTGCCAAATTCTAATGGAGGAATATCCTCTTATTGAATTTGAGAAGCAGGGCTTTGCCGATGCGTTAAAAATTTCGGCTGCTAGGTCTTTGGGTCTTGACGGCTCTGATACAGAACTAGTTGCCAAGATGGACGATCTTAAGGAAGAAGGGCAAATTCATACCCCTTGGGGTAAGGTTTCTGGCCGTGAGCTTTTACAGTATTATGGAACAGAGGGTCATAGAAATATGTTTGGCAATAATTTTTGGATTGATCAAGTTATTCCAGATCCCATGGTTTCGAGAAAGCGTTTTACTGGCCCGCATAGAACTTGCGATGTTTTGCTTGTTCCTGATGTGCGGTATCAGAATGAGATCGGTAGGGTTATTGATGCAGGTGGAGAGCTTTGGAAGGTGCGCCGTGATGTAAAGGGCCATAATACGGGTCATGCATCAGAGGGTCAGTTGGTCGCCCATTGGGATCTGATCGTTGATAACAATGGGTCTCTTGAAGAGCTTCGTTTTGTTGTTAAGAATGCTTTTCGTAGGGTCGCTAATGAAATTATGACAAATCGAGTAAAGAGAGCAGTAGGTGCTTAACTAATGAGTGATGTTATTTTTACCCCACGGTCTTGGCAGTCAGACAATGGGATGTACGAAATTACGTTTATTTTTGCCTTACCTAATAAAATTGATGAAAAACCAAATCCAAAGTATTTGGCTCAACGTCACGGCGGGGCTAATAAATTTTGTCACACTTTTCTTGAAGCAAGGGCTTGGTGCCAAAAACAAGAAAAGAAATTACAAAAAGAGTTAAAGCCACAGGAGGAAGTTAATGAGTAAAGTAGCCGTAGATATTGATGACAGTTTGTATCCTTTTGGGCAGCTTGCTCAAGAAATGATGATCCAAGCCGCAATCAGAAACGATAGTAAGTCATTGCGCAAGGCGGCGTATTCAACATGGAATGAATGGCGCACTCCCAATGACGCTCTTGAAGAAGAGTGGGAAGAAGTTATTGCCATGTGCCATCAAGATCATGTGATTCGTACACAGATGCCATTTAAGCATTCGGTCACTGTGCTGCGCAAGATTTTTGATCAGGGCCATGATATCATTTATATTTCTAATCGCTCTGAGGACGCTTACAATGCGACTAAGGAGTGGTTGCAGGCTCATGGGTTCCCACAGTCAGGCTCCCTAGTTTGTACTACTGAGAGCAAGGCGCCGTTTATCGAAGATTGTCAATATATCATTGACGACCGCCCTAAAACTCTGGTAGAATTTGTTTATAACAATAATTGGAAGTATGATGATATACTAGGCATGAGGCCAAGGATTGGATTTGGCCTGTTTTGCGAATACAACCGGGCGCTTACAGATGTCCCCGGTATTTACCTAGCACCTAATTGGGCGCTATTAGAAAAATATATTGAAGAAAGAAGTGATCTCCTTGGAAGAAGAAATTCCCCAAGTTACAGTACTACTGTCTGATCTGCAAGTCATCAAGGCTGCATTGGCATCAGCTTATTATCAGAACGAAACTCTGGATATTTCAGAGCAGTATCGCAAGCTTAGTAATCGCCCTCAGCCTAGTCCTATGACTAAGGCGCTACAGGGTGCAGTAGCTAAGGTTGACAATTATATTAAAATTGCTATAATCGAAGAAGAGGAATTAACAGATGAGCAAGATTGAAGGAACAGATTTTAATAAGGAGTCAGCTTTTAAGCAGGCTAGCGCAATTGCAAGCCAGCTAAAGTTGATTGAAAACAATGAAGATCTGGATCAGATGATTGAGCGCGCTGATCGTATTGCATCAGCCATGACTCTTGATCTTGATTCAATCTACAATTCTCTCAATGACGCTCTTAATATGATTAACGAACCAGAACCTCGTAGGATTATTGAGGATGTGCGCGATGAGGTTTACCGATGCATGAGGTAGTAGATTTTGCCAAAGGTATTTTTAAAGGTCTTGGTCAGGCGATTAAGTCGGATGTTGATGTATTCTTAATTACCTTTGCG